GTCGGGTTCCATGTGACGGTTGTCCAGCTTATAATCGACCTGTTCATGACTTTCTCCTTAGCTATGTGAAACTGACCTATTATCATTATACCATACTAAGGCGAGGAATACTACGATTTCCGGGTAACTCACGGAAGGTAATGGTATGTCGCTAAACCGCACCACGCCAACGCTTATAGGGACTGCCGAGCGCCGCGCATTTGTTTTGTCGCAGCGCAAGGCTGGGTTTACCTACGACCAGATCGCGGCGCAGGCTGTGGCGAAGTTTGGTGCTGATGATCTTCCGAGCGGCTGGAATGGCTTATATGCGTGCAAAGATGTCAAGCGCGAGCTCGGGCGCATTCGGGAGGATACCGCAGAAGACGCTGCCGACATCATTCAGCTTGAGATCGAGCGGCTGGATGTGGCCTTGAAGTCAATTGCGCCAAAGGTGCAGCGCGGTAACCTGGCTGCGATAGATCGTTGGCTCAGGATTAGCGAGTCGCGCCGCAAGCTGCTAGGCCTGAATGCGCCAGACAAGCACGAGCACAGCGGTGCCGACGGTGGTGCTATTGTGTTGACGTGGCCGACGCCGCCTAGCTTGGAGGCCAGCGATGGCGACTAGGAAGATCACCATGCCGCAGTTGCACGCGGCGCAGCACGAGGTCATGCAGTCTCCTGCGCGCTTCATGGTGCTGGTCACCGGTCGCCGTTGGGGCAAAACTTTTTTCGGCGTTGCGCGGTGCCTAGACACGGCGTTGCGCGGCGGGCGTGTTTGGTGGGTTGCTCCGACCTACCCGATGACGCAGGTTGGATGGAGGCTTATCCAGCAGCTAGCGGCGCAGATGCCGGGCGTGAGCACCAACAAGGCCGAGCGTATTGTCACGCTGCTTGGCGGCGGCACCATCCAGGTGCGCAGCGGCCACGACCCCGATGCGCTGCGCGGCGAGGGCCTCGACCTCGCCGTGCTCGACGAATGCGCGTACATGAAGCCGCAGGTATGGACGGACGCGATCCGGCCTGCGCTGTCTGACCGCCGGGGCCGGGCGCTGTTCATCAGCACGCCGAAGGGCGGAAACTGGTTTGCCGACCTGTACAAGTTGGCATCAGCGCGGCAGGACGCCGAGTGGGCGGCGTACCGGTTTCGGAGCGACGCGAACCCGCACCTGGACGCGGATGAGATCGATAGCGCGCGGGATGTGCAGAGCGACAGGCTGTTTCGCCAGGAATATCTGGCGGAGATTTTAGACGATGTGCCAGGCGCGCTGTGGACACGCGCCATGCTGGACGGCCATCGTGTTGAGGATGTGCCTGACCTGTCGCGGGTGGTGATCGCGATTGACCCGGCGGTGACGGCGCACGAGGAGAGCGACGAGACGGGCATGGTGGTAGCTGGCATTGACCCGGCGACGCGCCATGCCTACGTGCTCGAAGACATCAGCCTGCGGGCCAGCCCGGATGCATGGGCACGGCGGGCGGTGGAGGCGTACTACCGTTACAGCGCGGATGCGATTGTCGCCGAGGTCAACCAGGGCGGTGACATGGTGGTTCACACACTGCGGACAGTCGACCCGATGGTTAACGTCAAGCAGGTGCGAGCCTCGCGCGGCAAGTACACGAGAGCCGAGCCGGTCAGCGCGCTGTATGAGCAGGCGCGCGTGCATCACGTCGGCCTGCTGCCGGGGCTTGAGGATCAGATGTGCACATGGGTGTCCGGAGAGGCCTCGCCTGACAGGGTTGATGCGCTGGTTTGGGCGCTGACTGAGCTGATGGTAGAGCATCGCGGCGGGGGCAACCTGCAGCGAGGACGGGAGCGGCGGCGGTGATCATCAACGCGGCGCAACAGAGTTACATCAACTATCTGATCACGCAGCGCGAAACGCGCTACGCGGCCATACGCACGTGGCGCGATTATGCCGACGGCGATCACACTGACTTCCTCACCGACGATCAGCGCAAGCTGCTGGTAGGCGAGGATGCCACGGGTAACCCGAATACCGCGCCAGAGGTGACGCTCAACGTTTGCGGCACTGTGCTTGACGTCGAGGCGGATCGCCTGGAAGTTCGTGGTTTTCGCGTAAATGTGCCGGACAATCCCGAGCTGTCCGCTGCATTGACACAGGTTGCGTGGCGGCGTTGGAAAGCATCTCGGATGGACGAGGGACAGCAGAATGTGCATTACTGTGCCGCGCGGGATGCCGACAGCTACCTGATCGCATATTGGGACAACCAGACAGGCCAGGCTCGTCTTTCGTTCCAGCGCGCTTACGATGGTGACACAGCAGGCGTGGACATGCTCTACCCTGATGATGACATCAGCCGCCCACTGGCGGCGGTTAAGGTTTGGGCGGTGAGCCGCCCGCGTGTGGGCCAGGTTGGCACGGGACGTATCATGCGCCGCAACGTCTATTATGACAACCGCGTCGAGAAGGAGATTAACCCTCACGCAGGCGATGGCCAGCCGTTTAGCTCAGCCAACTGGCGACCATTGCAGCCAGGCGACCCGGACTGGGGCGACAGCATGGAACATGTGGTGCTGACAGATGTCTATGGCAGCGAGTACATGGCGTCGATCCAGTGGTGGACAACCACAGGCACGCAAGATGGCACGCCGCTGGGCATCCCGGTGCACCATTTCCGCCACCAGGCGCGCGGCGAGGCGACGGGTCGGTCGGCCATCGCGCCCATTGCGCCGGGCCTGCAGGATGCGATTAACCTGACGAACATCAGCCTGCTGAGCGCCACGGTGCTGAGCGGTTTTAAGATCACCTACGCGACAAAATTCCTGCCGTCCGAGGGTAACACGCTAGAGGTGTACCCAGGCGCCATCATCTACAACGAGCAGGACGGCCAGTTTGGGCAGCTGGCGGAGTCTGACCTGATGCAGCTCATCGAGGTGCTTAATACACAGGTAAAAAACGCCGCGATGCTGACCAACACGCCGTTGTCATTTTTCAACGTGACCGGCCAGGTCATGGCGGAGGGCACGCTGCAGCAGTCGGAGGCCGGGCTACTGGCCAAGACGCGCCGAAATCAGACCAGCTACGGCAACACGTATGAGGATGCTATCCGGCAACTGCTCAAGCTCGAGTCGGTCTATGGCGACGAGGTGACGTTGACGCCAGACGAAATTGACGCGTTGGAAATCAGCGCAGAGTGGGAGCCTGCTCAGACGCGCAGCGAGGCGGATGAGGCGGCGGTGGCGGACGTTTGGAAGACGCACGATGTGCCGCGGGAAGAGCGTTGGCGCAAACTTGGTTTCAAACCAGACGAAATTAAGCAGATGCTTCAGTCGGCTGAGCTGCGGCGCAGCCAAACGATGGGCGAACTCGTGAGCATGGTGCAACAGGCTGAGGCGACCAACGCCACGGCCACTGTCGCAACCACTGCCGCAACAGCGAACGAGGTGATGTGATGGCGCTGACGATGAAACAAATTGACGAGATTGTCGCGCGGGCGCGAGAGGAAGGCATGACGCCCGACGAAGTCGACGGGCTACAGGCCAGCTTGCTTAACCGGGCGGCTGACCTGAGCGCAGAGGATAAGCTGCGCTTGGCGATTGACGACCTGAGCGAGGAAGAGCGCGGGCCGATTGACGACTTCCTGGCCGACTTCAGCGCGATGGGCAACCGCCTCAAGGCGCGGGGCAAGGCGGCGCTTGATGCACTGAGCGCCGACGAGTGGGACGCGCTGGTTGATGAGAGCGTAGACGACGATGGCGACCCGAACCCAGCCGCGTGAGTTAACACGCCTTCAGAAGGTCATCCGCCTCGCCTACGAAATGCAGGTTGCGGATCGTGACCAGCTGGAAAAAGACCTGCTCAAACAGCGCACCGCCGAATGGCGGGCGGCGATCGAGGAAGAGGGCCGAAAAGTGGGCGCCAAGCGTCGGGCTAACGCTCCGCGTGGGCGAGACCTGGCTGACCTGAAGGCTATGTGCAAAGCGGATGCTCGGAGCATTTACAAAACATACAACCGCGACCTGGAACGCCAGCTGCGAAAATTGTTCGAAACCAACTACCGCGGAAATCGTGTCTACTACAGCAAGCACATGGCGGAGTGGTACGACAAGCGCAACGCCTGGAAGAGCAGGCAAATCGCGTTGTACACGCGCAAGACAGCGCGGCACCATGCGCAGCAGCGGTTTTGGGAGGTGAACGGAGCGCGGGAGATGCGCTACATGTTTACAGGGCCAGCGCCAGTCTGTGATGACTGCGCCGAGCTGATGGCGATGGGCGAAGTCGGCCAGGATGTTGTTGATCGGAATCCAACGCCGCTGCACCCGAACTGCCCTCACGAGTGGAAGAGCCTCGGCATGCGGCTGGCCGTCGCACCCGACGATGTGTGGATGGGATAGGAGAAAACACAATGCCCATTTCGAGCACTAAAAAACGCGGCGACGCCGGGGTGATGCCACCCAAGCCGAAGCCGCAGCCAGTACCGGCACCCGCCCCTGAGCTGGTACAGGGGCCGGAGCCGAAAAAGACCCAACGGCGATCAACCAAAAACGACTAACAGCTAACAACGCGACCTGAGCGGAAATCAGGGCAGGAGATAACAATGACAGACGAGCAGGGTGTTAACACGAGCGCAACACCGGACGGGCCCGGGGAACAACCCGCAGCGCAGACGTTCACACAGAGCGACGTTGACCGCATCGCCGGCGCAGCCCGCGACGATGGGCGCAAGGCGGCGGTCAGCCAACTAGCCGAGAGGTACGGCAACTTCGACGAGCTGCTGAAAATCAAGCAGCTGTTCGAGGAACAGCGCGAAAAAGAGATGAGTGAGGCCGAGCGCCTGCACAAGCAGATTGACGAACTGAAGGCGAAAATGGCCGAGCAGGAAACTCAACGCCAGCACGCTGAGATGCGCGCACTGCGTTTGCAGGTTGGCCAGGAGGTTGGCTTGTCGCCGACCCTGGCGGCGCGGCTGGTCGGCGAAACGGCTGAGGAACTCAAAGAAGATGCAGAAAAAGTGCTGGCAGAGCTGAAGGGCCACAAGCCAACGCCGCCAGACCTGAACGCAACCAGCGGCGGGACTGAGCAGCGCAGCGCAGCAAAACTGACACCAGAGCAGCGCGCTATGGCAGACAGGTTCGGCATCTCGTATGAGCGCTACGCCGAAAATATACACAAAACAGGAGGCTAACGCCATGCAAACGTATGGTTTCCACTTCGCCTATCGCCTGAGCGGTGGCGATCCAACGATCCAGGACATCTTGTTCAAGGACACCGAGACCCTGACGAAAGGCGATCTGGCGAATCTTGAAAGCGGCGAAGTTGACTTGGCCGCTACCGGCGATGCCGCGCTTGCGGGCGCGGTTGTCGAAACCATCAGCGGCACCGACAGCACCACGCGCATCAAAGTCATCACGGATTTTGACGCAGTCTACGCGGTGACCGACGCCAACGCGCGCGCCATCGGCGCCACCCTTGACATCAGCGGGACAACCGGGGCCATGACCGTGGCGGCGAGCAGCAACGCCGACCTGGTTGTTGTGGCCGAATCAACAACCAGTGAACCCACGCTGGTCATGATCAATCCCGCCAGCCACTTTATCCCGTTTAGCTAACGGGGGAGGAGAGATAGATCATGATGCACTGGGCAGAGACCTACTCACCCGTAGTTTACGACTGGTTTCGCACGGGCGTTGACTCCGTGCCGTCGATGATCCCGCAGCTCTACAATGTGTCGTCGAGCAATACCGCTAGCGAATATGCCCTCGGCATCGGCAGCGCGCCGACGGAGCAATGGGATGTTTACGAGACATCAGGGCGTGTAGCTAACCTCGACGTAGATCGCGGCTATGCAACCACGTTCACGCACGAGGAAAAGGCGGCACGCTTCACCCTCAAGCGCAAGCACGTCGATGATGACCAGATGGGGCTTGTGCAGGAAGCGCTGATGCAGCTCGGAATTTCTGCAGCACAGAAGCGCGAGCAGGACGCGGCGAGCGTGTTCAACAACGCTTTCAGCGCCAGCTACGTTGGCGCCGACTCCGTGGCGTTGTGTAGCGCGTCGCACCCGTATGGCCCAGACAACACCGGGAGCACGCAGAGCAACGCAGGCACGGCGGCGTTGAGCTACGCCAACCTGGTTGCCGCGCGGCTGGCGATGCGCCAGTTCAAAGACTCCGCTGGCATCAACATGGGCCGCATCGGCAACAACATCCTGATCCCGGCGAACCTGGAGTCAACCGCTATCGAGATCACCGGCGCGAACCTCAAGCCTGGGACGGCGAACAACGATGCGTCGGCGACGCAGGGTATCAACTACATGGTGTGGGACTACCTGAGCGACGCCAATAACTGGTTCCTCGTCGACCCGGTTTGGACTCAGCGCTATCTGCGCTGGTACGACCGTACGCCGCTGGAATCGCGCATTGTCGAGCAGACGACCACGCACGTGACCTACGAGTTCTACATGCGTTACAGCTACGGCTGGACACACTGGGCGTGGCTGTACGGCAACAACGTCACTTAGTTGACACGAGCTGGGGTGGGGGCGACCCCACCCCATGAATGGAGCAAACCATGAAACAGTGGACTTCAGCAATTGTGGGCGTTTCGCTTACCGTTGACACGTCCGCCTATAGCGCGGGCGATGCGGTGGGTGGCTTGCTGTCGTGCGCGGTGCCTCAAATTGCTGGTGGCGGCTACATCGCCTGGGTGCGATTGACAGACGATGATGACGAGGCGGCAGCGTTCAGCCTATACGCTTTCCACGAGGAACCGAGCAGCATCGACGACCAGGCCGCCTTTGCACCGACTGAGGCCGACTGGACAAAGCTGCTCACGACGATCACCATCGACACCTACGACCAGACTGGCAGCGAGGCCAGTGCCGTAGCGGCAGGCAAGGACGCCAACGCGGCGGAGTATCTCATGTTCCCAAACCTGGCCGACGGCAACATGTATTTCTACCTGGTGGCGTCGGGCACGCCGACGTTCACCGCGGCGGATGACCTGACGCTGCAGGTTTGTTTCATGCTGCTGTAGGAGGCGACGATGGCACCGATCACGAGCTACGCGACCGTTGCACACGTGCAGACGCTGCTCGACATCTATGGTGTGACGATCAGCGAGAGCAGCACGCCCACGACCGCGGAGGTGGAGCGGCTGATTGATCAGGCGGCAGCGCTGATTGATGGCACGCTCAAAGGTCGCGGATACAGCACTGTGCCGGTCACCGGCACGTCCGACCTCTTCATGGTTGGGGCGGCGGTGAGCCAGCGCGCGGCGGCTATGGCGTTTATCGCTGCATTCGGCGCCGACGCACTGCCCGCAACCGTGCAAGTCTGGCTCGACGAGTGGGGCGCGTTTATCCGCGGCCTACGAACGGGCGAACAGCGCCTGGTCGATCAGACGCCGCTTGCGCGGTTCGGGACGGTGCGAACGTCTCGCTGGACAGGAGACTAGGCGATGGTGCAGCGCCGGGGCAAGACGACGCGCGTCAAGGTCATCGGCGGCGAAGTGACTCTTTCGTTTTCCGACTCGCAGATGGTCGAGTGGAAGCGACCGCTTTCTCACTACAACACTGCCAAGAGCAATTTTTCCGCGGTGTTCGAGGA